CGCAGCGACGCGCCCGGCTTTCGGCCTGGGTGCGGTGGCCTTTCAGTTCGGCATAGCGTTTCGCGGCGGTCGGCTGTTCCCCGGCGGCGTGCATGATGTCAGCCACGGGGAATGGTCAATCCCTGAAAGGCGCTGGCGGTGTTCAAATCCAGCCTGACCTTGGACTTGCGCCGCTTGGCCGCCGTCTGACCGCCCGGTGCGGTGTCGGCACTGGTCAACACAATCGGGTCAGAAAGCTTTTCTTCCTGCACGATTGCGGGCGCTTTGGGTTTACTGCACATCGTGGACTCCCATCCTCTCGGCCTGCTCGATCCTGCGGACATCCTTCAACCAGTTGACCAGACGCCGCTCGCCCTGTTTCAGCAAAAATGCTTCAAAATCGGTGTTGGTGTCGTACAGGACTTCCGGGAACAATTCGTCCAGACGGTCAATCAAATCCCAGGCATGAAGGGGTATTTTCATCATCATTCCTCAAGGGGAAGCAGGGATTTCCCCCAGGTTAACTGTTAAATTGTTGTTTTGCCTCAACATTCAGGCGGCATCCATAAATGGATGCGGGGCGTGTTGCCGCGCAGTTCCCAGTCGCCGTGGCGTAGTATCCGCGCCAGACGTGCCTGCAACAGGGCGTCCTCCACCGTGAGCGGCTCCGTACCGCCTCGGGGGGTGCGTGTGGTATAGGTGTCCACGACACACCTCCACAATGCGCCCAGGTGCTGCCCGACGCTGGATGTGCGGTGCCGTTCGTGCACAGGCAACAGCAGTGCCTCCGCTCCGGCAGCACCGATGCCGGGAAAGCCGGGGTAGTTGTCCACGGCATCCCCGGCCAGGGTCTGCTTCATCCAGTTCACATCCGCTGCATGCGGGGAGATGTCCCGCACGCCGTCATCAGGCCGGTTCGGCATGTACAGGCGGATGCCGGGAAGGGTCTGCATGTCCTTGTCGATGGAAACGACAATCCGGTTCTCCGGTATCCATTCCGGCTTGGGATGAGTGGCAAGCAGTCCCAAAACATCATCCCCTTCCAGCGTGGGGACTTCGATCAGGCAATCCCGGAAATTGTGATGGATGAGTTCATCCAGTACGAACCACAACGCAGGTTTCACCCTGTCCTTGCGGTGTTCCTTGTAGGCCGGATACAACGCCTTGCGAAAGTTTCCATGCGGGCAGGACAGGGCCAGTACATAACTGTGTGCGTCAAACTGTTCGACCAGTTCAGTCAGGTAATCCTCAAGCCCGGCCCTGGCGCGTTCTGCCTGCGTGGCCTCGGACAGATTCCCGTCCCCGTTCCAGTCAATGCGCGTGGTGTTGGCATACGCCAACTGGTAACGCAGCACATCGGCGTCAATCAGCAGGACAGGGCCGTGACGGTTGTAAATGCGCCTCACGGCGTCTCCCCGTCCAGCAGCCGCAAGGCCGCTGCCTTGTCCGCGTTGCACCGCCTGACCGCATCCTCGGCGTGTCCGGCAAAGGCGATCAGGTCATGGGCCGTTGACGTAGCGTCATCCAGCAGCGCCGCCATCGAACCGTACCGGCCTTCGATCCGGCACGGTTGCAGGAACGGCTCAATCAGCGCGGGCGGCTTCGCGCACGCCAGCAGGCAAAGGCTGGCGCAACCACTCACCATCAGGGGAATCTTCATGGGACAACGCCTCCAATCGTTTCAGGGATTCCATCCGTACCTGCCACAACTCACGCTCGAATTCGGCGCGGCGGACAAGTTCGCCGGACAGGGATGTCAGGGCACGCTGTGCGTGTTCAAGCTCCGCCACACGCTGGCTCATGCGGTGGTAATTCCATGCGGCGATGCTGGCACTGGCAAGCGTGACCAGCAGCAGCAACCCCATCACGGGGTGAAAGGGCACTCTGGGCATGTCTCTCTCCGGTTAATGGGTGTCTGACCAGTTCAGGCCAATCTTGTATTCACCGTCCAGCGGACAGCGGAATTTGAAGTGCTCACCGGCCTGGCGGATGGACTGGACACACAGCCCGCCCACACGGTACGCGTCCGTTTCGCGCACCTCGATCTGGAATTCATCGTGAATGTTGGCGACAAATTCATAATCGATTCCAGGCGTTCCAAACCCGGCCTGCAAGCGCTGATCGGCCATGACCAGTGCCTGCTTCATGACCAGCGCTCCGGCAGATTGCAGCAGGGTATTCAAGGCTGCGTGCTGGCTGCGGATGTGCAGCCTGCGTCCGTCCAGCCCGCGCAGCCAGCCTTGTTCCTGCGCCTTCTTCTGCACCGCCGCAAGCAGTTTTCCCAATGCGGGGAGCTTTGCCAGAAACTGCTTGCGCAACCTGGCTCCGGCCTGTGCCCCCTTACCGAGAATCGATCCCAATTTGGCATTCCCGGCCCCATACAGGAATGCGTAAATAAAGGTTTTGGCGTGATCCCGTGTTGGCAATCCCGCCGCCTCCTGATTCACGCTGTGAATGTCACCTTCCAGAATGACCTTGGTATATGCCCCGCCATCGTAACGGGCCATATAGTGCGCCAGGCAGCGGAGCTCAAGACCGGAGGCATCCACACCCACCAGTACCTTCCCCTTTGGCGCACAGAACAGCGCCCGGCACTCGGCCCCGTACGGACTCCCCACACGCGGCACCTGGGCCATGTTGGGCTTTGAATGGGTCATGCGTCCGGTCACGGCTGCATTCTGGTGTACGCTGCCGTGGATGCGGCCATCCTCCGCCACGCTGTTCAGCCATGCCTCCCTGCCTTCGGACAACTGCCCGAGCCGTTTGTTGACGGTGAAAAATTCCAGCAGTTGCGGGATGATCGGGTAATCCAGCCCGGACAGCACTTCTTCATCTACTTTGGGTTTTCCGCAGGTGGTTGTTTCCTGCGGCGTCCAGCCGTATAACGCGGTCAACCGGTTGGCGATGTGATCCCGGCTGGCGGGGTTGAATGCCACCTCCCGGTACGTGGTGACTTCAACGCCTTTCTGATACCCACGCCGCCTGTCATCGCGTTTGGGAACAAAGGTACGCTTGACCTCCTGCCACGGCTCAACCGCCGTTTCCAGTTCAGCTTGCAACCCGGCGCGCCTGTCCATCAATTGCCGCTCCAATTCCAGGGCCTTGTCCAGATCAAACAAAAATCCGTGTGCGTGCTGGCGTGCAAGTATGGGGGCCACTGCATGCTCAAGTGCCACAGATTCCGGCGAAAGCTGCTTGACCGCCAATAGCTGATACAGAAGCCGCGTCACGTTCACATCCTGCCTGCAATACTCATCCATGTCCTGATTCCATTCCCGCCACGGGTCAATGCCCTTTGCCTTGCACAGGGCGGCGTAATCTCCTTTCCAGCAGCCCAGACGGTATCCCCACGCTGTCAGCGAGTGACGGCCCACGAGATGGCCGGGCAATGCGGTTTTCTTTCCTGTCCTGTTGCGGCACGCAAAATCAAAACCGGCCAGGTCGGGAAACGCCAGCGTGGACATGATGAGGGTGTCACGAAAACCCTTGACCGCAAATCCGGGGAATACTTTTGCAAGCGCCGGAATGTCAAAGGCCGCGACGTTGTGCCCGATCACACAATCGGCCTGTGACAGTGCGTCCAGTGCGTCATGCAGGGTGTAATCACACCTCCCGGACGCATTGCAGGAAAAGGGATCGCCCTTTGGCGTGCCGTCCTCATGCACCCACTGCAACGAGATGCAGTGCACCGTGTCCAGCGTGTCCAGAAGACCGTTGGTTTCAATGTCGAAAACGACCGGCATCTCAACCTCCCGCGTAAGGGAGTGTCCGCACGGGGAGTGCAGACACGCGGCGGCGCGCGCGCCTCAACCAGTCGGGCGGAGCTTCCCTGAAATCAGACGGATGGACGCCTTGCGGGCGGTGTGCGTCAAACCCGTCTTCAAACACATCCCCAAACTCCCCTTCAAACGCATCTTCCTGTTCAACGGTCTGATCGGGATGCAGGCTGTACCCGTAATCCTCAACATAGTGCCGGATACGGCGCAGGGTGCGTTCAGTCCCGTTGTTGTTCTGGATGTACAGCAGTTTTTCACGGGCATCCTTATCCGCAGGAACGATGTAATCCGTTTTCAGGCAGCCTTCATCGTCATACCATGCGACAAATTGGCAGCAGCGAAAATCGAACCGATATAAATGGTCGTCTTCATCTCCGAACACAAACCCGACCAGATTGATGATGTAGCCGCCAGACCGCCAGAACTCGCAATACCTGGCATTCCCTTTGGCAAACACAAAGCCGCTTGTTGACAGCGCCGATTTTCGGATGAGCCGGTAAGCGCCCTCACTTCTGAAAAAGCAGTCAATATCCCTGATCGGCGTTTTGTCAAAACAGGCACGCAGGCATCCACCACCCAAAATGATGTGTGAGCGCCAATGTTCAGGAAAAAGGTTGTACAGGGATTGGGCATGCTGATACAGATTCATCGTGATTCCTCGTTGGGAACAAAAGGGTCAGGGCGGGCCTCGGGCCGTGGCCCGCGCCGCCTGTGTGGTGGGGATTGCCGATGCCCGCCGGTCACGACGGACGCGGGCATCGCGTGCAGGAAGACGCCAGGTGTCCCGCAGATAAAACGAGATGTCGGTTGCGCCTTCCCCATCGGGCGGCGGCGCTGCGGAGGCAGCAGGCGGCGGGGGTGCCTCCGGCAAGGTACTGTCCGTCCCTGCCGCTTCGGAAGGCCACGGTGGCATCTCCCGCGCGGCGGTCTCGTCAACGAACGGATTGTCGTCAGCATCCGGGTCTGATACCGGATTCAGGCGTCCGCTGTCGTGGGTGTAGAGATAATGAAGCGTCCTGCCGTTGGATTGACCGGTATACCGGTCTTTCAAGACCCGTAACGTGGTGGTGTTGCGCTCGGTCTCATCTGCGGCCTGGGTATCGCGCTCAAGCCCGAATGCAAAGTGCGTCCAGAAGCCGATTGCACGCGAACCCTTGAAATGACGCAACATCACCCGCCCGCCTTCCTCATGCGGGGTTTTCTCCGGCGTCGCCAGATGCGAGACCAGATAAATACACACGCCATACCGCTGTGCAAACTGCGCAATCCGGGCCATCGTGTCCTCAAGCATCTTGCGCTCGTCACCGGCACCGGCTGCAAAACTGGTGAGGTTGTCGAGAAAAATATGCTTGACGCCTTCGCCCACCGCCAGGTGTTTCATCTTCGATTCGATCACGTCCCATTCCGTCGAACCGTAATGGTCATACACAAACACCTGTCCATGATCGAGACGGTCAAAGGCATCCGCCAGTTCCGCCTGTGTCCAGCTTCCGTCAGGGACGTGAAAGCGCCGTCCGGCCACTTTCCCGGCCAGCCGCTTTGCCGTCTCCACCGGCGACTGCTCCAGAAAGAACAGGCCGATGCGTTCCCCGGAAGTGGTCACGATGTGCGCCGCTTCCTGCATCAGCCAGTCGGTCTTGCCAATGCCGGTGCCTGCACCAAAGGTATACACCTCACCGTAGCGTTTGCCAAAGGTCAGTTCAGTCAGCCGCCTGTCGTGCCAGGGCATGCCGATCTCGACCGGGACAAGCGCTTTCTCCTTGAGCGAGCCGAAGGTGACAATCCCGTCCGGGCGTCTGGTCTGCGCCGACCACATGGCGGTGGTGATCGCCCCGGCCTGCCCTTTCTGCAACAACTCGGAGGGGTCTTTGGCAGGCAATTGTGCAATCCTGGCCTTGCCAGGCGTCAACAGCAGGGCCACCTCCTGCGCCGCCCGCTGCCCCGGTTCGTCCATGTCAAACATGAGGATGACCTCATCAAACCCTTCCACCCATTCAAGCTCCCGCTTGATCGCCTTGACCGCGCCCGATGCGCCATTGGGGACGGACACCACAGGCCATTTCAGGCCGTTGGTCTGCGCAACTGAAATACAGTCAATCTCGCCCTCGGTAATCACCAGCCGCCGTCCGGGCTGCCACAGGTGCTGTCCGAACAATCCGGCGTCCCCGGCGTCCCCGATGAATTTGAACGCCTTGTTCCGGTAGCGCAGCTTCTGGCCGACAATCTGCCCGTCACGCCGGTAATTGGCAATCTGCACGGTCTTGCCGCGTTTGTCCTTGCCAATCCAGTATCCGTATTTGCGGCACGCTTCCTCGGTCAGGCGGCGGGTTTTGAGGCTTGCAGGTGCGCCCGTGAGAAACTCGGTCATGGTGTATTTCCGGTTTGGGTGTTTGAAAACAGCACGCCCCGATGCACGTTCGTAATGACCGCAGCCAAAACAGTAAGCGCTGCCATCGGTATAACGGGCCAGATTGTCCCGGCTGCCACAGGCAGGACACGGTTCCTTGTGCGAGTAATGGGCGTCATCGTGTTCCACGCTGCACCGCCCACAGACATTTGCGATACACGATACCGGCACGGCGTTTCAGCACCGAACGCACCAGTGCGGTCAAGGCAGAACGGCGGAGTCCGCGCACGGACTGTTCAAAGGCCAGACGCATGCTGGTCGGGATCGGGATTGTATTCATGGGAGGCCCGTTGAAATGGAGAAGATGTCCGCCTCCGGCATGATGGGTGGTGACGGGCACTCACCAAAAACCGGAAGCGGACAATGGCTCTGAATCATGACTTCATGCGGCATCTCCTTGAAACTTTGGAAGAAAAATACCCAAGCTCCGTCGTGTACCCATTGCTCACACGCAGCAAAGCTGAACAGGAGATGCTCTCAAAACACGCCGCTTACTTATGCGGATTCGGGTTGATACAGGTTGAATGGAATCCCGCGCGCCCTCCCGGCACTTCGTGGCCTTCACAGATCACCTGGGCAAAACTGACGCATGAGGGACAGGATTTCATGGAAACAGCCGCAGGGCAGTTTTTCCTTGCGAACGGTGGAGGCAGTTTGGGCGAAATCTTGAAAGCGAAAACATTCAAGTTGCATCACGAAACTCTAAAAGTGTTGATCTCGGAAAGAATTCTTGCAACCGAAGAACTAACTCCTGCGCAAAAGCAGGATTGGTTAGTGCGGCTTCAATCACTGCCTGTCGTTGGTATAGAACACCTTGTACACAAGATGGTGGACGCCTGTTTTGAGAATTGGCAAAAAGCACTTCCTTTGCTGCGTAATATTCTGGGTTGACAGTGTACATGCGCTCGAAACGTACCCAGGCTCCCGGATAGAGCAGAAGATGGAATTCATCCCTTCCGGTCGTGTCTTCCGTAAAAAACAATCCGTTCCTGTTGTGCGCGGACATGACTTGGGGAAGGTTTGTACTCGTGTCGTACCAGTGTCTTATCATTGAATGTGACCTCCGGGATAATCAGGGGCATATATGACGGGTTTTCCGGCAGCGACGACCAAACGCCGCAATGCCTCATATTGCTCGGGTGTGAATGTGTCAGCCGGTGCCTTGCTGGCATCAACGCCTCCCAGCAGACAGACCTGCCAGGCATTGGCGTCATGCCTGCCTGCCAGTACGCCGGGCTGATCCAGAGCGCGTCCGGGATACACCGTGCCGTCCGGCTCAATGACATGGTGAACGGCAATCCTTGAATACCCCTGCAAGCGGTGGCGATGCGCCAGTTGTGCCCCCGTCCTGATCTCATCGGGGCTTGTCATGCTGGCGCAGACATACAGTGTGTCCACCGATGTGAGCGGTTTCAAACGCATGTGTAAATCCGAACCTCGGTTCTGGGTAGCTCGTCCTGTGCGGCGAAGCGTTTACTGGAAAGCAGACGCACCACCTGGCGGTCATCCTTCCAGTATCCGCCCGCTTTGGTGATGGCATCCAGCGGCCCCTTGGCGTAATTGTCCACGTCGCCTTTCGGGTAGCGCGCTTTGGATGTTTTGGGTTTTTTGACGATTGACTCAACCACGACCATCAACGGCACCATCGTTTCACAACGGAAAGGGCCGTGCCGCAAATAATCTTTGGCGCGCTGTTTCCATACCTTGTAGGTTATTCCGTAGTACGTCCCCCGCCCGGTCACGCGGGGACGGCTGGCAGGCACCGGGTCAAAGGGAAACGTCAGGGACGCCACTTTCACGGCGTCCTGGAACATCCCGATGGTGTCAGGCGGTTCAATAATCGCCGTCATCATCATCATCATCATCGCCTGCATCGTCCGTGTCGTAACCGTCACCGGCTTCCCCGTCATCATCACCGGACGGGAACCGGGCAGTGCCTGCGCCCGCAACATAGCCCTCTTCTTCCTCGAATCCATAATATTCAGCGCTGCGGTTCCCGGCCTCCACCAGTTCAATAATCTGTACCGCACGCAATTGCAGGGACAGGTAGAACTGTCTGGACGAAGCGACATACGCACCAAAGGTTTCAAACGCGACTTTCAATACGCTGCCGCCTCCTACAGGCGGGACGTGTTCCAGTTTCGCGCCTGTGGCATCGAAAATATCCGGGGACATGGTGTAGTCATTCCCTGTCCGTCTGGATTTTCCCTTGGAGATCATCTTGAATGTCAGCAGCCTGCGCCCGGTCTCCGCGTCCTCCGCGTCGGTTTCCTTCTTGCTGATCGGGGCCGCTTTCGCCCCCCTCGCCTGCTTCGGATTATCCCGTTTCCACTTCTCGAACGCCTCGTCGCGCTGTGCCTTCAACGTCTGCATCAGTGCCCTGTAATCCCTGTCCCCGGCTTCAAACGCCAATGACACGGTATAAACACCGTCCGGGTTGAACTTGTCGGAAGGCTTGTCCAGAAAGGCCCAGACGGCCTCCGCTTTCGGGGTAATGAAAACCTCTTTCTTTTTACTCATCGTCATCTCTCTCTAAGGGTGGGGTACAACAGCAGGGGTTCCATCCACACCGGCAGGTCATGCGCGGCGTCTTCATGGAAAATGTTTCAGCAGTTCGCCTCTGGCGTATTCGCGCACGGCGTTCAGGGTATTGACGTGCCGGTAGCGGCAATCCTGTTCCATGCGCTCGACAATGCGCTGCATCTCCAACAGGTCAAGCCCCAGCACCGCGCAGATGTTCCGGCTGGCACACGCCAGCGCAATCACCTGTGCGGACGGGCTGCCCAGATGTTGAAGTGCGTCAATCACCGCAAACGCGCCCTGTGCGGCGCTGTGCGCTGGCTGGCTGTGCAGGCTGTCCAGCAGGCGGTGCCGGATGTGGGCAGGTTGATTCATTCCTGGTCTCTCGTGGTGTGTGTTTTCGATATGCGTTTGTTTCAGGCAAAAAAATAGCGGGAATCCAGTACCCGATCCAGATCAAGCGTGCCCTTGGGTGGTAACGGCGGGAGTTTTGCCGCCACCCTGGGCGGAAGTTGTTCCGCAAGCTGTCCCCGGAAATCAGCCAGGACATCCATCCCGTATTGATCGACAAACGCCTGCCTCAAGGCGGCTGCCAGCAGCGACGTGTTCCCGGCATGGGTGCCGTATGAATCGTGAATCATTGCAAACGCGGCAAGGCCGTTCGCCACCGCAAGACAGGTGGTCAGCATCATGTGGCTGGCATCGCAGGAATGTACAAAATTGGGGCTGATTCCAAGCGTCTGCCGTCGGCGGTCAAGCTGGATGCTGTCCACGGACACCATCACGTTGAGCTGCTTGCCCGCCACGTGCGGCTGGATGCGGATGCCTTTGGACATCCGGTACTCCTGCAACACCGGAAACCCCGCAGGGGTCGTCCAGCCCACAGGCAGCTCCGCAGATGACGCCACCCTGGACGCCTCCCGCAGCCAGTCCATCGCCGCCCTGGCCGCAATCACCACCTCGCCAATGCACTCCCACAGGACATCGGCCAGCCAAACCGCCAGGTTCCAGTCATCCAGTCCGGCCTCTTTCAGTTCAAGCAAGACCTGCGAGCGCATCCCGCTCCGGGTCACGCCATACGGCAAGGTCATGACCGGACGCTTGACCATCTCCCGCGTCAATTGCCCGTCCAGCCTGATCGCAGGCTCCTCTCCCTCCTCCGCACGCGCCCTGATCTTCTCCTGCGCCAGATCACGGACTCGGGTGTAAATGTCGGCGGGGGCTTCCTGCGGAACAAGATTGGTGGACGCGCCGCCCACCTCATCGCGCAGCATCGCCGAGAAATTCTGCAAGCCGTTGCACGAGCCGTCCAGTGCGACAGGCAGATGCGAGACGTGGGCGTTCCCGTTGACTTTATACCCCATCCATTCAATGCACGCGGCCAGTGCGCAGAACGGGGCGTCCGCCTCCATCCAGAAGCGCTGTCCGTCCAGCGGGTCAAGTGCCGAATCCAGTATCCGGTCTTCGTGCGCATCAACCCAGGCCAGCCGCTCCCCAAACGAGACCTTGTCCACGCCAAACATGTTCGCCACATGGACGGTCAGCCAGTATGCGCCGTCTTCGCCCAGCGCCAGCCCTTCGGCAAAATGCAGGACGCCTTTGGCAATGTCATCCCCCTGTGGATTCAGCAACGGCGGCATCGGGTACGCCCGGCCCCGAAAATCCAGATGGTGCGGGAACCAGATCGCCGGATACGCCGCGAACTCTTCCGCCAGCTTGATCTTCTGGGAGGTCGCCACGCGCCTTGACACGCTGCGGGCATTGGCCTCACGGATCAAAGCGCGCCTGCGCTTCCATGCGTAAAATTCATCGCGGTGGTGTGTCCTGTAATAATCCGGGTCAGTGACCAGCATCGCGGGCTGCTCTGGAAGTGCCTGCAACTCGCACTCCGGCAGCCCGGCCACACCGCCGCCCGCCGCCCACAACGCTTTCATCACCTCAAGCACCGGGCGGTTGATCTTCCACGGCGTGGCCTGAATGGCATTCACCGCTTCAAACACCAACGGCATGTCCGCCTGTTCCAGTTCGCGTTTGTACGCGCGGTTGCGGGTGCGTACCAGTTCGGCACGTCCGCCAAGATCGGTCAGATAGCCGCCATCGCGCGGCGTCGTCCACGGCCTGGGCGGAACCACCATCGGCAGCAGCACCGGCTGAAACAGTGCGGCGCTCTCATGCGCCCGATCCAGCCAGTCCAGTATCTTCCGGTTGCCCGCAATGACGAGCGTGCGTTCCTTTTTGCCCGTGGGTTTCAGGATGATTTCAATCAGTCCGGTTGCCTCTGCAAACAGCTCGATCAGCTTGAGTCCCAACAGCAATGCCTCCCGGTCATTCAGAATGACACGGTGTTCCCTCGCCGCATACGCCACGTGGTGGCGCATCACCGCCATCGTGTGCCGGGGCGCGGTGGATTTTTTCAACTGACGCTGGATCACCGTGTGCAGTCCGGGGTGTTCCCGGTGCAGCATGGCAAAGTTGAGCTCGTTCTCCACCTCCTTGCCAAGCGCGATGGCAACACTGGTCAGCTTGGGCTTGTTCAGCGCCAGCGCATTCACACACGTCACGGCGGTCAGGTACGCCAGTACGTGAACATCCATGCCCCGGATGTGCTTGAGTGCCGCGTGACGCTTGCCCGGCCTGCCCGTCTGCGCGTCCTCGATGAAGCGCGTGACGGCCTGTGCGGCGGCGTCGATGGTGTCCAGCACCAGCCTGTGGCCGGGGCCGGTATGGGCTTCCAGCCCCTTCTCACGCTTCCTGTCCAGTATTTTCCTGTAGCGCGCACTGCCCCGCGTCAGGCTTTCCTGTTCCAGACGCAACTGCTCGGCGTGCAGATCGATAAGCTGCTCAATCGTCATCATTCTCTCTTTGGGTTTATTGCGGACGCACCCGCAGCGCTCCGGTCACGCCGCGCGGCGCGTTGACCTGCCGCCCATCACCGGTCGCGCCGGGGCGTGTCCCGGAAACGAAAAGGCGCGGCAACGGACGCGCTGACCTTCAACACGGACAAGCGTTTGTTTTCGATCAGGGTTTCAATCAAGCACGTCACCCCGTCCGTCACCCGCGCCTCCAAAATGTCACCCCGCGCGCCACCTGCCGGATGTGCTAAGCTGTAACCCGTTGGCGTGGTTGAGCTTCCCGGCTTTCGGCATCGGATTGTGATTCCAGATGTCGGGGGTTCGAGTCCCCTCAGCCACCCCACCCTGATTCAACACAGGTTCTCAAGTGGCTGAATCCGCTGCGTTTTTTCAGGTTCCGGCGCGGGATGTTCCATCCAGATTCCAGAAACCTGTCACGATATGACACCCCGCGCGGCGCGCACGTTCAGGCCGCTTTTGCGCGGTACCCTTCCAGGGCCGCAACGCCATTGATCTTCTGACCGATCAGCACTTTCGCGTACACCCGCGCGGTGGTCGCAATGTCCCGGTGGCCGAGCCACTCCTGCACAAGTTTGATGTCACCGGTCATTTGCAGCATCCGCGTGGCGCAGGTGTGACGCAGGGCGTGCGGGACGCACTCCGGTTCTGTTTCGAGATGAGTCCCTTTCAGGGCGCGATTCCACAGTTTGTTGGCGCGGGTCCTGGTCAGCATCGTGAAGGGGCCGCGTGCCTGCATGTGCTCTCGCCGCCGCCGTTCCAGAAGCGCGGCCACGCGCCCTGTGCAGGGGATGGTTCTGACCATGCCGCCCTTCTGCTCCCCGGCACGCCAGAATCGAAGATACGTGTGCCCATCGCTGCGCTCGATGTCCGACCAGCGTACGTTGATGGCCTGGGTCAGGCGGCAGCCCACATCCGCAAGAAAGACGAACAGGTCGTGGTAATCGTGACCGTCGCGCCTGCGCAGGCGTCCTGTGGTCTGGATGTCGGGCATCCCGTCCCATGCCAGGATGCGGGACAGCACCAGTTCCTCATCTTCCAGTGTCAATACGAACTGGCGCGCCCGCCCGCGCTCACAGGCAGGCTTGTATTCAGGCATCGGTGCCGTGAAGCGCTCTGCCCTGGCCTCCCGCTTCAAGACCGCCAGCAGTGCCTGCAACTTGCGGTTGATGGTCGATGGGGCGTAGCCGTCGGCTTCCATCCGATCCACCAGTTCATCCACGTCGGTCTGGGCAATGCTGTTCAGCGTCCTGTCTGCGCCCAGATACAGGCAGACCACGCGGCAATTGGCGCGGATCGTCATGACGGACGCCTTCCGCTTCCAGAAATTGCGGTCGTTGAGTGCGTCGCTGAATGCCTCCTTGAGCGTCCTCGCCGCGCGCCCGGCCAGCCGCGCCGCCTGCATTGAGCGGGCCTGGCCCGATGCGAGCGCCTTGAGGGCATCGCGCGGGACGGTGATATCGTCCATGAGGGCATCGATCACGGCCTGCTCCTTGCGCAGGGCCAGCACCTTGTCCCGCGTTGCCGTGGACAGGCGCTCCCGGCGTCCGGCCAGGGTCACATCCAGCCAGTAGCAACGCCGGTCAGACGCGCCCCGTTTGGGGGCGGGGCCTTTCAGGTAGACGGACATGTTCAGGTCTCCAACAATGCCAAAGCCCGCACGCGGCGGGCCCTGGATGGGGACGGGCACAAAAAAGCCCGCGCGGGGGCGGGCGTTTTGCGGTATGTTATATCCAAGTTGACTGCTAAATCATTTATCCTTTTGATTTCAACAACTTGGCGTTAATCTGTTGGACCACGGTTTCAAGCCAGCATTGCGCTTTGGGCGTGGTGTAAATCCGCTGCTCCTTGCGGTACAGGGGGTCAAGCCGCTGTTCCAGCAGGTCAGGGCCAGGCGTCCTGTCCGTCCTGTAGGCGGTCAGATTCAGGATGTTCCGGCTGATCGCCGCCGGGACGTGAATCCCTGCCGCCTCCCCCAGCGCCGTATGTCCAAGGCCGGGCTGCTCCAATGTGCACAGCAGTATCAGCATGCGGTACACCGCAATCTTGCTGTCAGTCGCTTCACGCATGAGCGACATGCCCATACGCAGCAGCAGCACCAGATCGGCCACATCCACCGGCACGCCCGTCACCGTGGCGACCTCGCCCGCCAGTCCCTCAAGCCAGTGCAACCCTTTGGCGGTCGGATAGGCCACCTTGCGCGCGGCACCGCGTCCGGGGAGCGGAAACTCCCGCTGTTCCACAAAGTCGGGGCCGGGGGTGCCATCCTCTTTCCGCTTGCCCAGATCAACGATGTTCCGGCGCGCCGCCGTCACCGAGACCCCCAACGGGCGTCCGGCCTCCTTTTGCTCGATCCCCGGCTCCATCACCACCAGCGCCAGTGTTTCGATGCGCAACGCCGTCACCTCGTCTCCCATTTTGTCCCGAAAGGCAAACAGGGCGGTCTTGAGGGCGGCAATCAGTGTGTGTGTGGTCAGTGGCATGTCGTCTCTCCTTGTCCATGAGTGTAGCAAATCGTTGGGGGTTTGTTTCGGGGCGTCAGTGGCCCGCTGCCTCCCTGAAACGTGCCCGCCACGCGGCCCGGCGCTTGTCCGAGTGCGGCCAGCGGTGAATCCTGCACCAGTGCAGGCAGATTTCAACCTCCCCGTCCCGCCCCTCCCCCGTCCGGTCAATCCAGAATCCGCGCCGCGTGTCCGGGAACCCGCCACAGTACCGGTTGACCTGAAAATGCCAGCCAAACAGGATGAATGACCTGTCCAGCCATTTTGTCAGCAGGAAGTCGCTCAGCGTGACCGCGTGAAATTCAGATGTGACCACAGCTCTTGGAGGGCAGGTGTTGTATTCGGTGTGCGTGTCAGTCATTGTGGGGTTCCTTCGCGGCGTGTTTGGGCTGGCAGGCCAGGTGCAGCAAATCCACGGCCTGCTTCATCAGGCCAATGGCGTCCCGGATGTGCGCCCTGCGTCCACCGGCAGGGGCCGGTTCAGGGACAGATGCCAGGGGCTGCGTCCGTACAACAGGATGGCCCGCAAGTGCCTGTGGATTGACCGGGTATTCGTTCGCGCCTTTGGGCGGTATCTTTTTCAGGTCATAGTGGTCAAGCCACCGCTCCAACGTCACCTTTGCAATGTCCAGTTTGCGGTACACCTGTGCGACACTCATCCCCTGCTCCCGCACCATGCGGATTGCATCCATCTTGAATTTCAGGGGGTATCCCCATCGCCTGCCGCCGGGATGCGGTGGCGGCTCCCGTGTTTCCGGTGCATGGGTACGCCGTAAAGGTGTGACGACTCGATTGTCCTCACGGAAAGTTTCAGCGGCCCCTCGGCGCTGTGCGTTGATGTTCATGGTGCAATCTGCTCCGGTTCAGGTTGAAAATCAGGGTTCAGCAACAGCTTCCATGCCGATGCCTGCGCGTCCTGCTCGCAGGAAGCATCCATCACCCATCGCCATTCGCCGCCGTCCTCCCACAACCAGCGGTACACGCCCCAGAATTGGGGTTCCTCTCCTTCACGCGGGCTGTCCACGTCAACATCGCCACGCATCACGCGCGGGCCCCAGGTATACCAGCAGGTACTGTCATCACCAATCAGGGTATCCCCTGCAATCAGCCTGTGTTCCGGGTGATTCATGATTGATCTCCAAAAGACGCGATGCCTGCGGGTGCCGGGATGCCGAGCCGCGAACACGCCACAGCAATCAACGCGCGGTATTCGTGGCCGATCCGGCTGTCGCCATGTACGGTGTTGACCTGTTCCAGAAATTCCGGCAGCGTCCCGGAAAAGCAGCCGCGTGTGACGAAAGCATCTCCGTTCCGCGCGGTGGTGACGGTCAACGTTCCGTTATGACTTCCCACATGGCTGAACCATATGATGGAGGCATCATCTTCAACCTGCGCATTACCGGCGACACACGCATTACCATATATCCGCGCATTGCCGGATATATGCGCATCGCCCCCTACGTACGCTTCACCGTATATTTTCGCGCTGCCGACTATCAGCGCATTGTCAGTTACAGTCGCAGCGGCGAATACTCGAGCACCGGCGGATATATGTGCATGACTCCGTATCTGCGCGCTGCCGAATATCCGCACGCTGCCAAATATCCGCGCGTTGTCGCTTATCAGAGCATCTTCGCCTATCCACGCAGCGCCGTATACTTGAGCATTCCTCCATACCTGCGCATTGCCGGATATATGCGCGTTGTCCCGTACCCGCGCATCGTCGAATACCGCCGCATTGTCCCATACCCTCGCATTTCCGGAGACCTGCGCATTGTCCCGTACCTGCGCATTCCCGGATATATGCGCATGATCGAATACCTGCGCATGATCGAATACCCATGCCTCGCCGGTGGGTGACAGGTTCGTTTTGGACTGGATGTAGCCGCCGCACTGCCCGGCGCTTATATCGTCTCCAACGTCACGCAATGCACGGATGCGGTAAAGCCGTGTCCCGTCTTCCCGTTCTACCGTATCATCCTGCATCAATTCGTATTTATTGTAGATTGTCATCGAACGTTCTTCTTGTTGTGTTGGTGTTGAAGTGCGCGCAGCAGCGCGATCACCTGCAATCAGTCTGTTTTTCGGATGATTCATGGTTGCTCTCCAAAAGACGCGATGCCTGCGGGAACCGCAACCAAAGCACGGTATTCATGGGCAATCGGGCTGTCACCGTGTTTCTTGTCTACGGCTTCAAGAAACCGGGTAACGTCTCCTGAAAAACAGCCACGGTTCACCCGGAGACCATGCTTCGCGGTCGGAAAGACCGTCAATGTTCCATATTCGCTGCCAACGTTGCTGAACCAGACGACGTGTGTGCGCTCTACGATTTGCGCATCGCCGGATACCCACGCATCGCCGTATACCCGCGCATCGCCGTATACCCGCGCCTTGTCGGATATCCCCGCATTGCCGGATACCCGCGCATCGCCGTATATCTGCGCCTTGCCAGATACCCGCGCCTTGTCGTATACCTGTGCATTACCGCATACCTGCGCATTACCGAATACCCACGCACCGCCATATATCCGTGCATTGTCGGATACCCGCGTATTCTCTGATGCCCACGCATCGCCGTATATCCGTGCATTGCCGTATACCCGCGCATCGTTGTATAGCCGCGCATTACCGTACACCTGCGCGTTACCGTATACCTGCGCGTTACCGCATATACGTACATTGCCGTATACCTGTACATTGCCGTATACCTGTGCATTACCGCATACCCAAGCATTGGCGTGTACCCACGCATTGCCGGATACCTGTGCATTACCGAATACCCGCGCATTGTCGGACACCCAAGCATTACCGTCTTGTGACAGGTTTTCCAGTGTTTCGATGTGCCCGCCAAGGGCGCCTTTTTTACAAATCCAGGTGATATCCCGCAATGCACGGATGCGGTAAAGTACCGCCCCGGATGCCTGCACTATTTTATCGTTTTGTATCAGCTCATATTTCGCGCTGGTTGTCATTGCTCTTTCCCCTTGTTGTGTTGTTGGCGTTGGATCATTTGAAGTAACTCGCGTACCAACAAGCCGCGTTTGTACCGGGCAGAAAACGCGCCAGGGTCTGCCAGCAGATACGGGCATACCTTGCGGTAATAAAGATTCCGGCGATCCGTAATACGGACAGTTGAACCGGTCATGATTCTGATCCCCTTTCAAATAGATGACACTGTGGTCGGTAATAAGGTGCGAAACATGCCCATAACGTCCACTTCCCCTCACGGGGAGACCAGCGATACGCGGCTTTCATACTGGCGTCTGCGTCCGTGTACTCTGCAAGCGGCTTTCCGAAAGCAGCCTTTAAATCTTTGAATGTCTCCCGCACATCGCGCAAGCCATAAGCGAACCAGACGCCATTACGGGATTGCTTGAGTTCATCGCCGGGCATCGGCGGATGCGGTGTTTGACCGTTCATGAATGTACCTCCAACAAAAGCGCCGCCATCCCTGGCAGCAGGGGGAAAGTCAACTTTGCGCTGCACTCTCTGCAAGGCGTGCGTACACCGCATCATCGTCAAGCGGGATGGCGTCGGCAATCACTCCCTGTTGTTCCATTCCTTCCTTGATGTCACGTTCGAGTGCTTCCGCGTCTACGCCTCTGGTGTCAAGCCACGCCAGCAACAAGGTTCCAAGCTGATTGTGATCCCATGTCAGGGACGGCTTGAAAAGCCACTCATTCAGTTTGTTGCTGTAATGACTGATAAAACCGCTGCGCGTGGTGAAGCGGTCTTTCACAAGCCTTTCCAGTATCCCGGCATCTGTTTGGTGTCCCATGCCGCGCACCACCTGACATGACGCCTTGACAAAAATACGGTCAGTCCGAAAATTGTATTCGCGCGGACTGCGCAGCGATTCAAACTCCCATCTGAAATCTTCATCTGTCATGCCAAGCCTGCGCCTGACACATTTCCCGAAAGCGTCTGCATAGTGCCGGGCAATGGTGGTGCGTGCTTCGTTCCAATCGACTTGCTCCCTGACAGCCTGCTCCACATCCTCGATATCCGCGCCCACAAAGCGTCCATCGTGTTGAATGAGATCATTGGCCTCATCCTCAATTTCCCGCTCCATCGCCTGATCCCATATGCTGTAATAAAACCCGGCAAACGGGATGGTCATCAATAATTGCATGTCGTTACTGGTCATGTGCGGTCTCCAATAAAAGCCGCCATCCGTGGCAGCAGGTGAAAGGGGTTCACGCGGCCATGCGCACAGGTGCGCATACGGAGGCCGGTGTCAGCAACCGTTCCGCGCGCTTTTGGATGCTGCGCGCCCATTGCGCATGCCCGTCTTCTATCGGCACACACCAGATTTCAACGCGCCCGCAATATTCAGATATCCCGATCACGGCATGCCGGTTCAGCAGCAACGGGATGGCCTCATTGCTGCGGGCAATGCTGTAAGGGAGGTATTCCCGGTCAGATCGGGAGTTGGTATAAGGTTCAAGTGACGGGAAAGCGCTTGACAGGGTATCCGTGATATGGCCTACAAATCCGTCCCAATACAACTGACTCAAATAATCATCATGTTGTGGTGGCAGGAAAGGCGTGTGAGCATCGGCAGATGTCAAGCCGCATTCCGCGCACTGTTTCGGTGCGTCACGGTCATAGTGCGCATGACCGCAGCGCGTGCATTCGTGATAGGCGGTGTCCACTTCGTAATCAAGCGGGACACGCCAGACTGCATCAGATGGTGATACGACGGAACGGCCCATGATGGTGTCTCCAAACGTCAGGAATGAAAAACCCCGCGCAATGGCGGGGTTTGTGTGTGTGTGTCTTGAATGGCTACCAGCGCGGGACTTTCGCAATCTCGATATCCGCCAGTGCGTCTATCGGGCAGGAAGGAAGGTAAAGTGACCTTTCGCCCATCAATGCAATCGTGTACGCACGGGCGATAGCGGCAAGATGCCGGTCTTGCAGCTTGATTTGCCATACGTCATGCGCGTACCTGTCCACATACAGGGCAATCGCCCCCGTGACGACAGCGCGGTCTATGTCATCCGCCGCCGCATCGTGCAGGTGGTCAGTCCAGCGTTTACGCAAGCTGCGCCTGCGCAGTCCGTTAGCGTCCTCATCAAACGCCGCATGATAAATATCCCGCGCGGTCAGCAGCACAAGTGCAGGTGGTGTCGTATCGCTCATGTTGATTCCCCTTTTCAGTTTTCAGTCAATCAATACATAACCACGCGATTCACAGTAGTCGTGCAGCGTCATGCCGACAACGCTTGCGAGCCATCGTGCGTGTATTTCAGTGATCTCACGGCCCGTATGGATGTTTCGATACTTCATTTGAATGTTTCGAGACTTCTTTTTCATATTCATATCCTCATGCGGTGATTGATTTCTTTGCGTGTTTATTTTCAATGGTTCCTTCCCGGCGTGACCAACCGGTCACTTGCCGTACGACGGCCCATCAAAACCCCGGTCAGTGCCGGGGCATCCGGTCAAGCACACCGGCGCGGGACGTTTACCGCGTCCTGTACCATTTCATTTCATCCGCATCCGGCAGACGCTTTTCCGCTTCCCTGTCAAAGGTCTTGCCATAGGCAAAACGGTCTGCCACATGGCGCGCCAGCAGCAGGTAAAAATTACCGTCAAAAGCGTGTTCGTGCAGTCCCATCTTTTCAACGAAAAACACCTTGATACGGTCTGCAAACCGATCTACTTCCATATGCCAGCCTTGCGGGTGATTCCGCTTGAAGGATGCAACGGTGTGCTTGTCGGCAGCGCTGAAATACGCAACACACAGGATGTAAAGTTCATAAGCGGTCAGGTGCATGGTCATCTCCCCTTCGTCGGTTGCGGGCAATAAAAAGCCCCGGTCAGTGCCGGGGCGGTGTGGTGCGTCTCTGGTTGTATTGCGGCAATGCTCACCAATCAACAGCCACCACGTAGCGCCGCTGATTGGTGAGCATCGATATGGGTGTATCGATGCTCAAACCTCCCTGTCATAATCACAAGGGCCCATGACGCGCCCTTGCGATGCCTGATTAGGTTGACCTGCATCAGGGCCGGGGTTCCGGTGCTGTCCGTTCACAGC